AAAAGCCAATTATTTTTACGTTGCAGCGCGACACAATGAACCCCAGTCAGAACGTCCCCGACGAACCCAGGAACGGTCATGCCAACGCCTTAGCTTTTCTCGGGCCAAAAAAATCCCCGGTCTGGGCCGGGGTTCTAAGTGAGTCGGGTTTACTACTGAAGTATGTCAAGCGCCTTAGTTAACAGCGAAATGTCGTCGCAATCGGTAATCGCTTGCCGCAAGTCTTTCTTGATCTCACGCAAAGCCTCTTTGGTATTCTTCACGGTATCCTTCATTCTTTCCTTAATCACCGTTTCCAGTTCCCCGATGTCCTTATTCTTTTTCATTGGGTTCTTGGCCTGTATCTCATAAGCGGCACTAAGCTGGTCATGTAAAGTCGCAAGATCAATATGCTCATGCTTCTCTAGTAGTGCCTCTTTCTTTGCCTCACGCTCACGCTGTTTTTTGATTGCGTTTGGGTTCTCTGATTTCGGCCTTGCTGGTACGTCAATATGGATTTTCTCGCATAGTCGGCCTAAGAATCTCTTGAATGCCTGATCTGCCGCATTCCCCGTGGCATTGATCCTGACCTCGACATACCCTGCTATGAAAGCAAGTCGCAAGTCTTCATACTTTTCGTATGTCGGATTATCACCTAGTTCACGTGCATAGTCCTCAAAGGCTTTATGCTCTTGGATTTCCGTGTCGGCAAAGGCCCGACCGATTGCCATAGCTACTTGGTTCATTTCCATGGTGTTTCCTTTCGTAGTAGTAAGGGCGAATGCCCGATATAATTATCTCGCATTATGTGGGATTGTGCAATAAAAACCTACACATATTTTTGTACCCAGTTAGGCCCGACATAATGACGCTTGCTCAGTATGTCGAGAGAGGGGAACGGTCACGCCAACGTCTTAGCTTTGTTCGAATTTTCTGTCGTAATGTTCGAATTTTTAGTGTTTTTCGAACATTAGGAGTGGCGCGGTGTATTGTTCGAAAACGCAAAATTTTCGAACATTCTGGAACAATTCAAGTTATTGATTTTAAAGCAATGTTCCTTTTGTACGTAATGTTCGGGGATTTTTAGAACAAACGGGAAAACGCAGTTCGTTCGAGGCCCCCCGCAAGTGAGTAAGCACTCAGGGGTCGCACGTGATTGTAGTAGTAAAACTATAGAACATTAGAACATTACGTACATTCCTTATCCAGTAAGGCTCCTATTGTTCTTAATTGTTCGAATTTTTACCCTTTTTCGAACATTACCCCGCCAGACAGTCGCCCTAACCACTTCTCACTAACTTGACAATGTATAGTTTACATGCTATAATAGGGCTTTAGCCCGTAGTAAAAATTGTTCTTCGTATTTTTCACCCAACCAACAGGAGCGACACAATGACTACTAATCAGCATGTCCCAACAACCCAAGATCAGCAAGACCCGCTTATTACCGCCTATGATTTCCAATGGAACATACTCTTCACCAAACCACTCAGCCAAATCGAGGGCATGGCAATTGGTGTTCGTGAGGATTTCCTCAAGCACGCTCACAATCGTTTTCGTGGTGGCAGACCTTTTGCTGGCAACCAATGCCCCGACCCCGTATCCGCACGTGTGTGCTTTTGGGCACTAGCGTAGTAGGGAGACACGACACAATGACTACTAATCAGTATGTCGCCACAGATTGCCAACTCTGCAATGCAGAAATACTACCCCCGACCTTGCGTCTCACAGGTAGTCTTTGCTATCAATGCAGGGAGAAGCAAGCCAAAGAGGAGCGCAAAGGGTGGTGTATCGCACCAATCAGCAACAAGTGTGGTTACACCATCTACACCGACTTCTCACTACTCAAGCAGTTAAATCCAAAACGAACGGAGGCTTAAATGGAAGACGACGCAACGCAAGAAATCATTGACCGAGTGCTAACCGTAATCGGTAACGAGGACAGGGACGACGTTATTCCCGCAGTCGTAACGGTACTCATGTGCATGGTTCACCACTTTGAAATCCCCAAGCAGATCATGCTCAGCTACGTAGCTGATAGCTTGGATAACTTAGAGAAGCGCAAGAAAGAGAGGAAGAAGCTATGAGAACCAAAGCAGAACGTCGTAATGCCGTGGCGAAAGCCAAGGGTAAAGCCCGACGCTTGTTGAAGTTGTTCGGGTGGCGTGACGTTACGCCACAACAAGTTGGGGTATGGGCAAGTACGCATTGCCGACCATGCAGTTGTCACTTGTGCCGTTCCGAGTGGGACGGAATCTTTCGATTCAAAGGTATTAAGACTACGGAGATATGAGATGACTAGAACAGAACTTGGTGAGTTGTTGGACAAGCTAGAGCTTGAGACAGGTTTGCGCTTTGACTACGGCGAATCTTTTGAAGGCGTGCAGTACATACGTTTTGAAGTTGAGGAGGACGATGATGAACTGGCTTAAAGACTTTTTCTTTTGTGAAAAGTGGGGCGATCTTGTGCTTGCCGCAGTATTGGGCGGCATAGGAATCGTTATCCTTTGGGCGCTTATTTTTATGGCAATCATTCTATTCGGATAGGGAGAACTAATCATGCGACACATGCCGGACGGGTTAAACCGTATTGATACATTCGAAAAAGCGAAGCGTTATGTCGAGTCCACTCGCCCGTACATGAAGGGGCGTAGCAAGGGCCAAGTGCCTCTCGGGTCTCAGCGTAGGTACGACCGCTCTCTGATAACTTTTAGGGACGGCGCTTACTTCTTAAATTACTATGCTAACCCCGTAGTAACACTCTATGAAGATGGGCGGAAGCGCTTCTCTAATTGTGGCTGGCCCAGCGTGAGTACGGTTTCATTCTTACAGGAAACCAGCCGATCAACCGACATAAGTTTCATCGGTGGTGCGGGGAAGAACTACGCAATCATCAAGGGCATCATGTATTTGGTATCCGACCACAGAAACGAAACGCCACTCATTGTCGATGCCGACAACAATGTTGTCTCATGCGTACACGAGACTAAGCACGTGCTGGATAACGAGGCGTTTAAAAACTTGAAGAAGCGGTATGTGGATTTTATTAAGTACGTTTGCGACATAGTGACGCTTAGTCATGATGTCTCTGACATTGTAATTGTCGAGACAAGGGGCGATATGACGCTAACCGCTACACCACACAGAACCGCGCACTTCCGAGGGAGTACACACAAACAGATGCGCGATAAGTTTTTCTACGAATTGGACCAAGCAGGAATATTGGCTAATGAAGATAAGCTATCAGCGTATTACAAGCTAGCTACCCTAACCATACGTGGAGCCGCACATTTCATTTGGAACACAGAACTAGTTAAGTATGAGGCTTTCGCGTCACCCAAGAACGTGCGGGAGTTTTTCTACAAGCTACTTAAGTTTCAGTTTGCCAATCATGTTTTCAGAAAGGAGATTATTCAACCCAATAGCAAAGTTGTTTTCGACGATAACCTGAAGTACGTCCAGTATCAGAACCAATAATCAATTAACTTAAAGGAACTACACCATGGAAATTCGACTTAACTCTGAAGTATCTCTGCAAGAAGCTGAAGATCTTATCTTTGTATGCGGCAACCAAAACGCTATCCACTTAGTTGGCGAGCCGGGTATTGGTAAGACTGCTATGTTCAATAGGCTTGTTGCCCGCACAGGTTATCGTGGTGTGTATATCGACACACCAAACGTGGAATTGGGCGAGCTGGGTATCCCGATGCCTAACCATGAGAAGCGCACGACTACTCTGTATCCCAACGAGCATTGGGGTTTCCACAAAGAGGAGCCAATGGTCATCTTCATCGACGAGATCACTAAGCCCTCAAGCCAAGCGGTTGTGAATATGCTTCACCCACTACTCAACGAGCGACGCATGGCTAACTTTGCCTTGCATGAGGATACTATCGTAGTGACTGCGGGTAACAATTCTTCCGATGGCGTAGGCGATGCGATGAAGTCTCACACTATTAGCCGCATCACCATCGTTCCTGTACGTAAGCCCACGTGGGAAGAGTACATCGAGTATGGTTCAAGGAAAGGATTCGCACCCGAGTTGCTTGCATTTGTCAAAGCGTATCCCCAAGTCCTTGCGTCTTACAAAGACCCCACGCAAGTAGACAACATGCATATCTTCCAACCCAAGATGCCGCAGAAGTCTTACTTCTGTCCACGATCAGGCGAACGTGCTAGCAACATCATCAAGAAACGTGATCAGATCACAAAGAATGCGCTTGTTACTTCTCTGATAGGCACGATAGGCGAAGCAACAGCGAGAGATCTTATCGCTTACATCGACGTTGCCGATTCGTTACCAAGTTGGGAAGAGATCATCACAAGTCCCAAGACCGCAGTTGTGCCGAACTCACCAGCGGCACTTTGCATCATGGCTTACGGTGCATTACAGAAGATCGAGCGTTCCAGCGTGAACCAATGGTTTGAGTACATGAAACGTACGCCGAAAGAACTCCAGTCTGTGTTTTGCTTGACTGGTAGGAAGCACCCCAAAGCGAAGGAGATTATCCTTACAAGCCCTGCGTTCGTTACTTGGATGCGGGAAAACCAGTACTTATTCTAGGAGAGACACAATGAAACTAACTGCTGAACAACGCATCGAGAAAGCGCACGTTGCGCTGATGCAAGACAAAACCTTTTGTCAATTCTCAGGAGTCTTTATGGTAGGCAAGATCGAAGTTGTTGATCAGCCGATTACCGCAAGGACTAACGGGCGTGACGTAATCTACGGGCGTGGGTTCGTAGATTCCCTTGACGAGAAGGAGTTGAACTTCTTGATCATTCACGAGGCTATGCACAAAGCGTATCGTCACTTAACTGTGTGGCGCCACTTGGAACATAAGTTGGCAAACATGGCGACGGACTACGTGATCAATCTTCAGATACTCGATGCCGACCCCGATGGCAAAGTAGTTGTGATGCCGAGGGACAAAGACACGGGTGAGATTATTGGCCTGGTAGATCAGCAATATCGTGGTCTTGATACTAAGCAAGTGTATGACAAACTTAAGCGAGAATGTGGTGGTAAAAAAGGTGGTGGTAATACTGATGGCGGTGGTAGTAGTGGTGGTAGTGGTGGTAGTGGTGGTAGTGGTGGTGAACCAAGCGACGGACATAATGACGACAAGTCAGAATGTCTCGACGAGCATGACTGGGACGGTGCTTGCGAACTAACGCCTGAAGAAGTCGAAGAACTCAACGAAGAGATTGATCATGCTTTGCGAGAGGGTGCTATTCTCGCTGGCAAGATGAAAGGCAATCTCTCCCGAGAGATCGACGAGTTGCTACACCCTAAGGTTGATTGGCGTGAAGCATTGCGTGACTTCATCAAGACCCATGCCAAAGGTTACGACGAGTCCACATGGCGTAGGCCCAACCGTCGCTATCTTGCTAGTGACATCATTATGCCTAGCACCATCGGGCACAAAGTCGAACGTGTATCTATCGGTACAGATACATCAGGCTCAACGGCACACATCATGGGTCAGTTTCTTGGTGAGATGAAATCCATCTGTGATGAAGTTTCGCCTGAGATCGTAGACATAATGTATTGGGATACTCACGTAGCAAACCACGAAATATATCGTGGCTCAGAAGTCTCAAACATTGTCAACTCTACGAAGCCACGTGGGGGTGGCGGCACTACTCCCGAGTGTGTGCCCTTGTATATGCGTGAGCATGACATTAAACCGCAATGCGTTGTGATGCTAACCGATGGTTACTTCTACGGAAACGACTGCGGTGACTGGGCAAAGATAGGTGTTCCTGTTTTGTGGTGCGTGGTGGGTAACAAAAGTTTTGTTCCCACTTATGGTCAATCTGTTCTAGTGGAGTGAATATGGAAACGAAGAACGAATCAAAGAGTGGTCGGGTAGGCGTAAGCCTATCCAAAGAAACGGCTGAGAAGCTGATCGACTTGCGTGATTTTCTAGCAAACCGTATCGGTTTCTCTCCATCGTTAACCCAAGTGATTGAGTACTTGGTGTCTAACTACAACCGACATAATGACTAACCGTCAGCATGTCACTTTAAAAGGAAACTACAAATGGAAATCCAATCATTCGGAATCAGTACAAGCGCGATGCTTGCCACACTAAGTATCTCTTGCTGGACTGCTAGGAAACTCGACAAGCGTGTATCGGAAGAGATCGACGTTACCAAGAACGCTAAGGCGAGAGTGGGTAACTACCACAAACATCTGCTGGCAGGGGCGAAAGCCCTTGATGCTCTAACCAAGTACACGGCTCGGGTTCGCTTGTGGAATACCCAAAACACTCTGCCGTGGTCGGACAACGGTGCGCGGCTTGTTCCTTCATCGTACTTAATTGAGTACAAGACGGGGGTATCAGAACACGAGCGTAACTGGAATGCCTTACTCGATGCATTCCTCGTTGAGTATCCTAACTCAGTATCAGCTTCAGCTTTTGTTCTCGGCGACTTGTTCAATCGTGACGAGTATCCCCCCGTGGAACTTATTCGCAGTAAGTTTAGCTTTAACTTTTCCCTCGATCTCATTCCTAACTCGGGTGACTTCAGGGTGGACATAGCTGAAGATGCCAAGCGGGAGATCATCGAGCAGATGAATGTTCGAGCGGAGCAAAGACTCAATGATGCTATGCGAGAAGCATGGGGTAGGTTGCACGAGTGCCTCACGCACATGAGCGAACGCTTGGAGAACGACGAGGACGGTGAACGCAAAAAGTTCCATGGTACGTTGGTATCAAACTCAGTAGAACTCTGCGGGCTACTGACTAAGTTCAACATTACCAATGACCCGCAGTTGGAACTTGCGAGACGAGAGCTTGCATCTGCGCTAACTAACGTGGACTACTCATCACTTAAAGAGAGTGACGAGTTACGGTTGCAGACCAAGAGCAAAGTCGATTCGATTCTTTCTAAGTTTGAATGGTAAGGAGATAGTATGAAACTCAATTACGGAAAGTTTGTTGGTAAGAAAATCAACCCAGTACTTCAGCAGATTGCAACGGAAGTGTTCTGTCAGATGCCATCAGTATCTTTCGAAGCAAAGAGAACTGGATTCTATGCGTTCAACCCAACCGACAACGAAGAAGAGGTAATCATTAGCTTTGATGTGTTGGTCGGTTTTGAGCGTGTTGGTAAGCTAACAGTAAGAAAAGGAGAGTGGCGCAACACCGGCAACAAAGACATTATCTACATTGAGTCTCGACTGATTAACAAACAACGTGGTAAAACCAACGAGACTAAAACAATCAATGCCAAACGAGCGATCTCTCGATGCTTGCAAGTGTTTCGTCCGAAGGAAAAGTCTGAACTTGCAACGCAACTTATCGACAATACTTGCGGAGAAATCAGTTCAATGGTGTGGTCTGCGGGGCGAACGCTAAAGAACCCCGACGACTTGGCTCCCGCATGGTTTTACTTTCTTGATATTCACAGAGGGGGTAACCCTACCCCGCCTGAGAGTGTTATGAAGTACTGTGCCGAGAACGAAGAAAAGATTGACAGCTACAACGTCGCTTTAGCTGTCAAGAAAGCGTTCCAAGATAAGTTTGGTGTGATTGTTCAGCTTGAGCGTGATGAGACTATCAGCGTAGTAGATTGCGCAACGCAAGAGTTTATGAACATCAAATCGACTTACGATTTACCTGAGAACTACCAAGAGAAACTTGCCATACTTAAGATCATGGAAGACAACCAACCTGTGCGCCACATGGGTTGTAAGTTTGCAATCACTCACGAGAGTGTAGACAAAACTTTGTTTTTCTTAGTGGGCGGTGCTACAATACCCGAGTAGTTTCCTTTTCAGAGCCGTAACTTAGGGACATGCTGACTAACCATCAGCATGTCTTTTTTTTCGCCCCTTGCATTTGTAGCTCTTATGTACTATACTGAGTCTACATTCAAGATGGAGGGACGATGGTTACACCCGAAAGCGTAGTCAAGCTAAAAGTAAAAAAGATACTTGAGGCTTACCAATCTTATTTCTTCATGCCAGCAACAGGCGGCTACGGGCGAAGCGGTGTGCCTGATATTGTTGGGTGTTACCGTGGATACTTTTTTGCGGTAGAGTGCAAAGCGGGGCGTGGTAAGACAACCGCCCTTCAAGATCGAGAACTCCGAAACATACGTAACGCTGGTGGGGTTGCGTTTGTCATAAACGAATCCAACGTGGGACAAATCCGAGACTGGCTGGACAGTCTTAGTGATGACCGTTCCGAGAAAGAATAAGATGCAATTCCTCACAATTGATTTCGAAACCTACTACGACCGTGAGTACAGTTTAACCAAACTAACAACCGAAGAATACGTACGTGATGATCGCTTTGAAGTTATTGGCGTGAGCGTCAAAGTAAACGACGACGAATCCGAATGGTTTAGTGGTACGTTCGCAGAGACAAAAGCGTGGCTTGAGCAATTTAACTGGGCCGACTCCATGGCGTTAGCCCATAATATGATGTTTGATTCTGCTATTTTGTCGTGGCGTTTTGGCTTACGCCCCGTTGCTTACTTTGACACACTATGCATGGCACGTGCTGTCGATGGTGTGGAAGTTGGGAATAGTCTTGCAAAACTTGCAGATCGTTATGGGATAGGACAGAAGGGAACCGAAGTACTGCTGGCGATTGGAAAACACCGAAAGGACTTCAGCCCCGAAGAACTTGCGCAGTACGGCAAGTATTGTTGCAACGATGTCGATATTACTAAAGCTTTATTCGACATTTTAGGCCCCCATTTTTCTGGCACAGAGTTTAAGTTGATTGATCTTACTCTGCGCATGTATGCAGAACCGATGTTGGAATTGAACCTCCCGTTACTTGAGCAACACCTTGAGGACGTTAAAGACCGCAAGGAAAAATTGCTTGTAAACGCAAACGGAATTGATAAGAAGTCTTTGATGTCGAACAATACGTTTGCTAGGTTGTTAGAGATGTATGGTGCGGAAGTACCGATGAAGATAAGCCCCACAACAAACAACCCTACGTTTGCTTTAGCAAAGAGCGATGAAGGATTCAAAGCATTGCTTAACCATCACGATGAGCGCGTTCAAGCCTTAGTTGCCGCACGCCTTGGGACAAAAAGCACGTTAGAAGAGACACGCACAGAGCGAATGATTTCCATAGCGAAGCGGGGTAGCTTACCTGTCCCACTACGTTACTATGCCGCGCATACTGGACGGTGGGGTGGCGACGACAAACTTAACCTACAAAACTTGCCCCGTAACTCAAAGTTAAAAAACGCAATCATTCCCCCCGAGGGCTACGTGCTTATCGACGCTGATTCCTCTCAGATCGAAGCTAGGACTCTTGCATGGCTATCAGGCCAAACCGACTTAGTTGGGGCTTTTGAGCGAGGCGAGGATGTCTACAAAGAAATGGCGGCGGCTATCTACCAAACACCAACAGACCAAGTAACAAAAGAACAAAGGTTTGTTGGCAAGACAACCATCCTTGGGGCTGGCTACGGAATGGGGTGGAAGAAGTTTCAAACGCAGTTGTGCGGGTTTGACGTTAGCATTGAAAACGATTTCGCAAGGTATATCATACAAACCTACCGAAATAAGTACGCTAAGATTTCAGCACTTTGGGCCGAAGGAGATATGTGCTTAGACGCACTTACTAGCGAGACACTTAAATCCACTAACTTTGGATGCCAGCCACAAGCCGTTTCGTTTCTGCCCGGAGTAGGGTTTGATTTCCCTAGCAAGTTACCTATTAAGTACAGAGGATTGCAAAAAGGTCAGCGCATATTAAAGTCTGGTATCTCTGTAACGGGTTACTGGTACGAGACAAGGCGCGGCAAGGTAGACATATACGGTGGAAAAATTGTAGAGAACGTATGTCAGGGTTTAGCCCGATGTATTATCGGTGCTCAGATGCTTAGAATTGCAAAAAAGTATCGGGTAGTGCTAACTGTGCATGATGCCGTTGCTTGTTTGGCCCCCATTGAAGAAGCTGAAGAAGCCGTTAAGTACGTTGAAGAATGTATGCGGTGGCGTCCTAAGTTGGCAGAAGATTTGCCATTAGACTGCGAAGCTAAATACGGAGATAGCTATGGAGCTTGTTGACTATACAACCCCCGAAGATTCACAAGCGTACAGGGTAAAAATTACGGTACGCAACAACCTTTTACTTACAGCAATCGAGCAAGCAGGATACAGGTTTGTTTCAGAATTTGCTAGAGAAATCGGGTACCAAGCTACTCGGGTGGGTGATCTTATCGGGTTACGAGAAGCACCCATAAAAAAAGACGGTAGTTTTACCGACATGGCTAAAAAAATTATGGAAGTTTTAGGAGCCGCACCAAGCGATCTTTGGACTGTCGAGCAATTAAACATGCGCCTTGAAAAGAACGTTTGGGAAGATCAATACACCACAGATGCGGTGAAATCAATTCTTGGGAGTAACGTAGCACAGCTAGAAGGTGCGGTTTACGAAAGCGTTGAGAAGCCTGAAGATCAGCTAAATAAAAAAGACCTTAAGGATATGCTACTACAAGGATTGGAAAGCATAACCCCGAGAGAGAAAAAAATTTTACTTCTTAGATTTGGGCTTGATGTGGGTGGAGAGCATACCCTTGAAGAAGTTGCGCAAGTAATGAATATCACAAGAGAAAGAGTGCGACAGATTGAGGCAAAAGCGCTTAGAAAAATGAGAGATCCATCAAGAAGCGAACTTTTCAAAGAGCACGCAGAAGATTTACTTAGTTCAGAGAAATACCAACCATGGTGGATGAAAGAGGAAGAAAATGAAAATAGCCGAAATGATTGATTACGCCCCGCATCTTGAAGAACTCAAGAAACTACTGCGGCAAGCCCACGACTTAGTTAACGATCACAGATACAAGGAAGCGGAAGAAGTTGCGTTGAAGATAACTGTGGAAGCCAAACTGTTTTTGAATGCGGTTCGGCACGATGGATAAGTACACTTGGTCTTACAGTAGCATTTCGCTGTTTCAGCAATGCCCACGCAAGTATTACCGTATGCGTGTATTGAAAGACATTGTTGAGCCGCCCCAACCACACCTCATGTACGGAACCGATGTCCACAAAGCGGCAGAGGACTACGTATGTAAAAACATTTCGTTGCCCCCGAAGTATTCCATGTTTCAAGAAATGCTTGACACCCTCAAGAAGATACCCGGTGAAAAGCATTGCGAGTACGAGATGGGGCTTACAAAAGACTTTGAACCATGCGCCTTTAAAGCATCAGACGTATGGTTTAGAGGCATCGCCGATTTGCTTGTTATCGACGGTGAGTCAGCACACATAGTTGACTACAAGACGGGTAAGAGCAGTCAGTACGCTGATCTTAAACAGCTTGAGTTGCTTGCGTTGTTGACGTTTAAACACTTTCCCCAGGTAAAAACTATAAAAGCTGGGCTTGTGTTTTTAGTAGCAACAAGTTTGGTCAAAGCAAAATTTGAAGACGACATGCAGAAATCCGCATGGCAAAAATGGTTGCCTGAGATTCAGCGACTTGAAAGCGCTATGCAGACTAATGTGTGGAATCCGAAGCCAAACTTTACATGTCGCAAGTTCTGTGCAGTTGTGGACTGCGAACACAATGGACGAAGTTAATTTTTAGGAGAGTACCTATGAAGAGAATTACCAACGCACAAAAAATCTTGAAAGCCCTAGAGTCAGGGTCAACCACACAGGCTGATCTCGCCAAAAAAACCAAAGTTAAGAACACTTATCAGATCGTTACTGATCTAGTTAAGAAGGGCTTAGTTTCTAAGGTGAATGGTATTGTGATACTGAACAAATCCAAACTTCCTATCGCAATTGATAAGACGGACAAGGTAACTGCTAAGGACGTACAAGCCACACTACCAAAACCTGAGCCTGAAATTATTAAGACCCTTAGGGATGAAGTTGAAAACATTCAGGATGGCATACGTTCTTTGATGATAACCAGAACATATCTTTTACGGCGTATCGAAGAAGAGAAGCGCAATGCTTAAACAAAACGATAAAGTCAAAATCATCGAGACGGGTGAGATTGGCTATGTCGAACGGCTGTCGGAGAATGGGGAGCGAGTCATGGTGCGCATACCCTCTTCCGATGGCTGGCCTTACCCCCATCATGTGTATGCGGTTAGGGAAAAGGTTCAGCACGTGAGCGATAAGCCTAAGTCAAAAAAATCTAAATTTTTAGGTTGGAGGGCACCATTTTGAGTCTGAAAGAAGAGTGGCGTAAGTGGGCTGACGAGAACCGCCCACAAAACGAAGAGGCGTTTTGGATTTGTTGGAACGCCGCATGGGAAGCGGCTGGCAAAGAATATCGAGACTACATAAAGTTGTTGAAGGAAGAAGTAGGCTTTGCCGAGCGTGGCTACACGAAGATGGGGAAGCAATGAAACAGGAAGTAACCGTTGAACAGGTTGCGGCTTTCTTACAAGTCAATCGCAAAAGTGCTATCCAGCGCATGTCTCGACTGGTCAAGAAAAACAAAGCAGTTAAGTTGAACTGGCCTACGAAGGGAACACCTGCAAAGTTCTTGATTGATATGCCGCTGGAAGAGTTGCTTGTCACGCAGAAATACGCCAAGTACAAAGCACACCCCGACATTGATTGGAGAAAGTTTTGTAGTGACCCGTTTAGGTTAACGAAGGAGGTTGTATGAAGTGCCACGACTGCCAGACAAAAACCAAGGTTGAAGAGACAAGGGTCTTACCCGAGAACCCTCGATGGACTAAGCGGCGCAGAGTTTGTAAGCACTGTGGTTTTACGCTGTGGACGGTCGAGATGCCAGCAGAAGATGTTGTTGTGAAGGAGGAGAAATGAAAGCACCATTTGAGTGTCCGAGGTGTGGGCATTGTTGTCAGCATGAAGCGGCGTTAGCAGAGCGTGAGGCGTGTGCGAAGGTGTGTGAAGAAAACAGCCTTATGTTTGGGGATAGTGCTTTGATCGGTGTTTGCCGTACAAACGCCAGCAGAATCAGATCAAGGGGTGAAGAATGAGCATTTCAGCAATGAAGCAAGCATTGGAGGCTTTGGAAAAACTCTGGGACATCATTGATGACATTGATACCTATGGCGACATGGCGAAAAGTGACGACAAGTTGTATCGGTCATTGGTTGAACGCAGACAGCGACAACGCTTTGAGCAAACTGGAATTTCTACAGATGGGTACGAATTGAATGGTGGGGCCATCACCGCACTACGCCAAGCCATCGCAAAGGAGTGGGTCGGGCTTTCATACGCTGATATCGAGGCATGCCTGCCGGATACAGGTGTCAAGTTCGGCGACGGCACAGCGCTTTTTGTCTATCGGCTAGAACAAATTCTGAAGGAGCGGAACACATGAACGACGACAATGAAGTTTTATGCGAAGAAGCACGTGGGGTAGTGCATTGGTTCGGAGTGATTAACGGTGGTTTCCCCGAGGTAGTACATATTGGTGGGTTTGATATGGGCGAAACTGTCGAGTCTTTTAACAAAGCATGGAAAGAGCATTTAGATGATGCGTTTGATGTCTACCACATGATTCTACGGGAAGATCAGATTCAGTCGTTTGCAGTTGACATACTTGACGCGCTTGATGCACTGACTAAACAACGTGTTTTGGGGGAAGTGGAATGAAGATACAAATAAAAACTTTACTGAAAGCACCGTTTGAACCTGCGCCACCGTTAGCAGTTCGGTTAGCAAACAATTTAGACTTGGCGGTACTAGATCCAATGTGGTCTGACGAAGCAGTAGTGCCTAAATATATTTGTGAGCAGGCTTCTGCTGAACTTCACCGGCTACAAAAAGTAAATGAGGTATTAGTTGAGGCGATGGAAAAACTAGCGAGACTTGGTAACGAACCTATGCTTGGAAACAGTATTGGAAATCGGATCGCACAAGACGCGCTAGAGAAAATAAAGGTGGAGAAATGACTGACAAAGATATCTTTGACATGGCAGACAGCTATGCGGACTGGGACGACTTTGGCCGCTGGATGTTTAGCGACAGCGATAATTTATTAAATTTTGTTGCAGCCATCCAAGAAGCAGAGCGTGAGGCTATTCTTGAAGCTGTTGAGGAGCTTACGGGTATGGAGGCTGATCGCCATAAGATGTTTTCGGAAGGCTATGACCACGCCCTATATCACATTAGACAGGTAGTCGAAGGAAGGAGCAAGATATGAACGAAAAACAAATTGTTAATTGGCTACTGGGCTTTACGATGGGTATGTTGACGGTGCTATCTTACGAGAAGCTAATGAGTGAACCTTTGGTCATCTATGACAGCGAAGCGACACGTGCTGATGAACTCATAAGCATCTACAAACGTGGGGTCAAAGACGCACTAAAAACCAACCCTGTATCATTCCAGTTGGAGCAAACATGTTTGGAGGTGTGGGCTAACAAACAACCCTTGGAGACAAAATGAGTAGCTTAATTAAGCGGGTAGAACGTGACGATGCGAGAGAGGAAAAGCGAATGGCAAAACCCGAAACTTTAAATGACCTAATCAAAGACACCATGCGTGTGAGCGGCGTGCCGTACCCCGTCCAAGTTGATGCAGTTAATCATCCCCCGCACTACAAAGTCGGTGGCATTGAGACGATTGAGTACATGAAAGCCAAGTCAACGCCCGAAGAGTTTAAAGGGCATCTCAGATTGACTGCGATTAAATACCTTAGTCGCACGGGTTACAAGGACGATGCGCTACAAGATTTGAAAAAGGCGCAGTGGTATCTCAACAGGTTGGTGAAGGAGTGCGAAGATGAGATCGGCTGAAGATCGCATCCTTGACTACATGAAGGAGCACAAAAAGCCCGTGACGATCTCAAAGATGGCGAAGTACTTTATTGTGAGTGAATCAACCGCAAAGGGTTCGTTGGCATCTCTGGTCAAGAAAGGCATCGCTGAAGTCGTGCCTAAGAGCAAACCTTTCTTATACAGGCTAAAATAAAATTTTTGGAGATCGTTATGCCTTACGTTAACAAGCCCCGGCCATACAAGAAAGAATACGAACAGTACGACGGTACCGAGA